TACGACAAGCGCGAGCTCCGCTCAATCATTACCGCTTTCAAAGCGATGGATGATGAAGCCGTTAGCCAAGCTAAACAAGAATCTAGCGCGCTGGCTACTTATGCAGCAAACGAAATCAAAGCCTATGCACTCACAAGGACATTTGGTCAAGAAGCAGTTAGAAGAATTGCAACAGGCGTTAAAGTCTCGGCCAGCTCCAAAATCGGCGAGTTCTCTTACGGCTTCGCAAGTCAGCGCTTTTCTGGTGGCGGTAGCACACAAAAACTCTGGGCAGGTTATGAATTTGGATCTAATCGCTATCGTCAGTTCCCAAGAAGAACACCAAGCAAAGGTCGCGGAAACGCTGGCTACTTTATCTACCCAACCCTTCGTAAGATTCAGCCTGAATTGATTAAGAAATGGCAAGAAGCATTTTCCAAGATACTGAAAGAGTGGGATAAGTAATGGCTGGCAGTAGAACACTTAAACTTTCCATTCTTGCTGATGTCGATGATTTAAAAAAGAAGCTTGATACTGGGTCTAAAGAGGTTGAAGGCTTTGGCGGTAAGTTAGAGAAATTTGGCAAAGTTGCAGCAGCCGCTTTCGCAGCAGCCGCGGCAGCAGCAGCAGCCTATGCAGTCAAGTTAGCAGTTGATGGCGTCAAAGCAGCTATTGAAGATGAGGCTGCCCAGCTTCGTTTAGCCAATGCCCTAAAGAATGTTACTGGCGCAACTCAAGCTCAGATTTCAGCAGTCGAGGAGCAGATACTTAAAACCTCACTAGCGACTGGCGTTGCTGATGACCAATTGCGCCCAGCCCTTCAGCGCTTAGCAACTGCAACAGGATCAGTAACTAAGTCGCAAGATTTATTGACGCTAGCTTTAGATATTTCAGCTGCTACTGGTAAGAGCGTTGAGACTGTATCCAATGCCCTTGGTAAGGCTTACGAAGGCAATACAGCCTCTTTAACGCGTCTAGGTGTTGGCTTATCAACCGCTGAAATAAAGACCCTTGGATTAGAAGGCACAGTAAAGCAATTAGCTGAAACTTTTGGCGGTGCAGCAACAGTTCAAGCTAATACTTTCGAAGGTCAAATAGCAAGACTAAAAGTCGGCTTTGATGAAGCCAAGGAATCAGTAGGAGCTGCTTTATTGCCTACCCTTCAGAGACTTTTGGATTATTTTATAAACACAGTTATTCCAAAGTTTATTGAGTTCAAAGACGCAGCACTAAAGCCAGTTACGGATGCAATTGCTAGAAATAAGGATTCTCTAACTATCCTTTATAACTTTATTAAAGACTTTGTAGTTCCAGTTTTAATCAATAACCTTGGTGGAGCACTTGGATTTATTGGTAAAGTCGCTGGCGGTATTTTAGATGTTATTGGTGCAGTAGTTAATGGAATTAAGAGCGCAGTTAATTTTGCCATTGATGCAATAAATGTCCTTATCCGCGCTTACAATGCCGTTCCAATTTTGCCTAATGTATCTACCATTTCTAAGCCATCATTTTCAGCCCCTAGCACTCCAAGCAGTTCCTCACTTCCAAAAGTAGCAACTGCTCCTAGTCCAAGCGTTCCAGCAGCCCCTAAACCTTCAAGCACACCTACCGCCCCTTCAGCATCAACGCCAAGCGCCCCAGCAACGCTAGTTCCAAGCGGTAATGCCATTCCATCTGGATTCAATGTGGCTGGCACAGTTGCAGCTAATCAGCAAGGCAATGTGGTAATAAATGTAAATGCTCCATCCGCTATTGATGAAGAAGGATTTACCAGAGCAGTTATCTTGGCCCTAAATAACTCCACTAATCGCGGAACTACTGGCGCTGGAGATCTAAGGACTTCGGCTCAAATCCTATGACCCTCTGGACTCCCGATTGGCGAATTAAAGTCAATGGCACAGAATTAACCTCAGTTACTTTAAGCAATCTCACTATCACCTCTGGCCGTCAAGATATTAACTCCCCAACTCCTGCTGGGTATTGCTCGCTTGAAGTTATAAATACCGATGGCACTAATTACTCATTTACAATTAATACCGCAGTTACAGTTGAGATTAAGGACACTAGCGGAAATTATGTAGCTCTCTTTGGCGGTAGAGTTTCGGATTTGCGTCAAATAGTAAGAAGCGCTGGATCTAGTGCAGTAATCACCAGCCTTCGCATTACTGCTATTGGAGCGCTTTCAAGATTGCAAAGAGCTATCTTTGATGGCAATTTGGCCGAAGGTTTAGACGGGGCTCAAATTACTGACTTGCTAGATGATTTGCTTCTTAATTCTTGGAATGAAGTCTCACCAGCAGAAACTTGGGCAACCTATGATGCAACGGAAACTTGGGCTCAAGCTCAGAATATCGGACTGGGTGAAATCGATGCTGGCGAATATACAATGGTCAGCCGCCAAATCACAGATAGCATAATTGGCCCAATAGCCAACTCAATCGCTAATTCAGCTCTCGGTTATCTCTATGAAGATGCTAATGGTCTTATCGGATATGCAGACGCAAGCCATCGTCAGGATTACTTAATTGCCAATGGCTATACAGACTTAGATGCTTCTCACGCCATCGCCTCTGGCATCGGCGTAATTCAGCGCCAAGGCGATTTAGCCAATAAAATTATTATGGATTATGGCAACAATTTTAATAGCTCTTATACTGCTCAGGACACAACTTCTCAATCAACCTTTGGCTTATTCGCTGAGCAATTTAATAGCTATCTAAAGAACGCTGCCGATGTTGAGGATGTAGCAGATCGCCTTATCCAGCTTCGGTCCTACCCAAGAGATACTTTCCAGTCCATTACTTTCCCACTTCAATCCCCTGAAATCGATAACGCCGATAGAGATGCCCTACTTAATATATTTATGGGCCAGCCAGTCAGAATTACCAACCTGCCCCTTAACATCCTAGGCGGCGAATTTACTGGCTTTGTCGAAGGCTGGACTTTTAATGCCTCAGTCTCGGGTCTATCGATTACCTTTTTGGCTACCCCAACAGAGTTCTCGGCCTTTAGCCAACAATGGGCTCAGGTCAATGCAGCAGAAAGCTGGAATAGTGTGCTCAATACCTTAGAATGGCAAGACGCGATAGGAGTTATTAGTTAATGCCGACAACATCAAACTTCGGCTGGACAACCCCAGCTGATACAGATTTAGTTAAAGATGGCGCAGCTGCCATCAGGACTTTGGGTAATGGAATTGATACCTCATTTTTGGATCTCAAAGGTGGGACAACTGGACAAGTATTAAGCAAGGCTTCAAATACAGATTTAGATTTTAGTTGGGTTGCCCAAGATGATTCCAATGCAATCCAAAATGCAATTGTAGATGCTAAAGGTGATTTGATAAGTGCAACGGCTGCTGATACTCCTGCTAGATTGGCAGTTGGAGCTAATGGAACAGTATTAACTGCTGATTCGACTGAAGCAACAGGCCTTAAGTGGGTAGCACCTGCAAGCGGTGGTGGTATGACTCTGCTACAAACAAACACTTTATCTGGCGCAAGTTATACAACGGCATCAATCAGCCAAGACTATAAGCATCTATTGTTACTTTTAAGAGATGCTAATTCATCAGGCGGCGATATTATAAGATACAGGTTTAATAGTGATACAAGTGGAAATTATTACTATGGCGGCGTTTATGTAGCGCAAAATACTGCTTTTGATTATTATAACGAACAATCAGCAACCAATGTTCATTTTGTTTATGCCAATGAATCAGGCAATAGTTTGGCTAATGGAACAATAAATCTATATCGTTATACTGATACCGATAGGATTTTCTTTGATTTTGGTAGCACCGCATATTCAACCGCTTTAACGCCAGATTTAGGTCGGCAGACTTTTACTGGAACAGGCATATATGATAATTCAGCCGCTATCACCACAGTAACGATTTACACAGATTCAGGAACGCTTTCAGGAACTATGTATGTATATGGAGTAAGTTAAAATGGAAAATATAATTGTTTATCATAATGCACAAGGCGAAAGAATAGAACGCCCAATGAACGCTGAGGAATTGGCGCAATATGCAAAAGACAAGGCCGAAGGTCAAAAAAGAAAAGATGAAATAGCTGCAAGGTTAGCAGCCAAAGCAGCGGCCGAGGCAAAACTTGCAGCACTCGGCCTAACCGCCGATGACCTAAAAGCGTTAGGGCTTTAGCACAATCTTTATAGATAATGGCCAGATTATGCGCAGCAGGTATTCAGCTTCGGGAGCAAATCGATGACGATTATCCTGATCGCGATAGGAAGTCTGATGGCTGGATTGCTGATGCTAGGCATCTTGCTAAAGGCAGTTCTGACCATATACCAGTCGATGGAATTGTTAGAGCTTTAGATATTGATGCTGATTTATCAGCCCATAAAGAAGAGGCTTACGCATTAGTGGAGAAGATTCGCAAGTTAGCCAAGAAGGGCGATAAGCGAATCAAATACATAATCTACGATGGAAAGATTATGAGTCCGATACTGGGATGGAAGCGCAGAACCTATAAAGGCGCTAATCCTCACCGGTCGCATTTCCATATTTCATTTACAACTTTGGGAGATAAAGATGGCAGTTATTTCAACCTCGAAGGAGAAGCTAATGAGCGACCTAAAGAAGATGGCAGAGAGTTGGGCAAAGACATTCCTAGCAACGGCACTAGCGACCTATCTAGCAGTCGGCCTAGATGTCGATGCAATTGCCAATGCAGCTCTCGTATCAGTCTTGCCTAGTATCATCAATTGGCTCAACCCTAACTACGAGCGATACGGCAGAATCAAGTAATGCCAGCTCCCGAGCTTGCAACGCTAGTTGCCTCAGTATTGGGATCTATTGCTCTACTGATTGCTGGCCTTCGCTACATAATCAAATTGGAGAATATTCCAATAGTGTCGCGACTTGATAAAATGGAGTCTCAGCTAGAATTGGCCCTAGCGAAAGGGGTCAGAAATGGCAACGCGAAAGCGCGTAAGTAAGAAGCCAGTTAAGCGTCCAAAGAGGCGCAGAACTACTAAAGAAACCCCATTAACAAAGCTTGATTTCTGGGCTATTGCTGCTAATGAAGTTTATAAAGCTTGTCGCAGAGCAGGGATGGATGAAGGAACTGCCTTGGCCTTTGCTATGGATCGCAGCTCTTATCCCGATTGGATAGTCCCTGCCGATGACCCAATTAAGAAGATTGGTTGGGAAGATGGAGAAGAGGATAACTAATCTACTTTCGAGAGGTTGAGCTCTTTGAGGCTCTCAAGTCGCTTTATCCAGACTTGACGCCTCTATCAGCGACCGACCGAGCCGATGGCATTACCCACAATTCTTATATCGAGCTTAAATGCCGTAGGACTCATTACGAT